TTTGCTCATATTGATACCAGTGTTAAACCCTAGCTGCTCCTGTTGATGATCCCGATTATCCTGTTCTGATTGAGCTTTGAAAGCCAGCCTTGCACCTTCAGTTTCTTGTGTAGCTTCAATCCGTTTAAGCTCAACTTGAATCTGAGCCAACTTAGCTTGGATCTCAGCCTGATCTTTTGCAATTTTGCGTTGCAGATCTTGCTCTTTGATTTGCAGTTCTTTCTGCTGGAGTTGAACAAGTGGGTCTTGCGCCTGCTTCTGGGCCTCTTGTTGTTGAGCTTCCTGCTGATGCTGCTGTAGAAGCTGTTGCGAGGCCTGTGCAGCCATCTGAGCCACTTTAACCTCCATATCTGGGGCCATCATGGTTTCTTCCTGCTCTTCAACGTAGGCAGGGAGTGTCTGACCCATAGCCTGCTCCATCTGCTTGCGGTACTCCATAGCCAAGTGATCAGCCACGTGTGCAGCGCCCACCGCCTGTAGCTTCTGGGCCATTTGCGGGTCTTGTGCAATAAGTTGCTGTATCTTGGGGTCTTGCACCATAGCCATGTGTGTAGCAATGTGCGCTTGATGGTCTTGGTACAGGAAGGCTTTGACAGGTTTACCCTTGAGTATGTTCATGTTTTCCGTGATGGGGTCGCGGGGCTTCATGTCTTCTTCTACAGGTACAAGCTTCTGGTAATTCTTTATGCCCAGCACTTCCAACATCTGTCGGTGCAGTTGAGGTAAGTCATATAGCTGTGGTGCTGTCTGTGCCAACTGCAAGGCTGCTTGATACTGCACAACTTTCTGTGCCATTGTTGAAGCGTTAGGGTCACTTACCGGGATGACTTCCACCAGATCATAGTCAGACTGTTTTGCATGACGAGTACCTTCAGATGGCTCATAGTCATAATCTGCTGGTGTGTAATCACGGATGATGTCCCGCAACAACTGAAACTCTTGTTTCATTGAGTAGTGAACACGCGCCTGAATAGCACTCATGGTCTTGAGACTGCGCTCAAGAATAGCTAGAGTTGTCCCTACAGGAGCCTGTGCAGACATATCAGAGGCAGATAGCTCTGTAGCACCAGCAAACTTGCGCCCCTCGTCTATGATCTGATTTAGTAGGGCTGCAAGCACTTGGGACGGTTCTTTGTAGGGCAGGGGCATGATGTTGTCACGCATCGACCCGCTAGGGATATCTACATCCCTGAACTCTCCCGGTGCTATGGGGGTGTCGTCACCCTTCACGCGCAAGCCCCGTGTTTTAAACCCACCGGGGAGGTTAGACAAGGTTCCCGCATCTACAAGCTGCCGCAGGATGGAAGTACCTGATTTGGCAAAAGCCCCAATGAGGTGGATCAGTCCGAAGGCGTAGAACCCAAACCCCGGTATGTAGGGGTAATGCACGAAATGCGCTCGTTTCTTACAGTCTTCATCTTCAGGACGCCAATTACGCCGTATGGCTAGTACTTCAGACGTGCCCTTGTCGATAGTCACAATGTAGGGCAACGCTATGCCTGTTAGCTCCCCATCTTCTTCATGTTCGTAGCCGGGTAAGTCAAGGTTGACTTGCATCTCAAGGAACTTAAACCTGTCGTCCTGAGACGCCCGAAAGCCCATCTTTTCAGCAATTTTCTTTTCTACCTCATCCATGATGTTGGATGGTTTGCCAAGGTCTACATCCCTGTAAAACCCTTGATGCTGAAGGCGGCGTACTTCGTTTTCTGTTTTACGCATTACGTGCGTTACACGTTCTGCATCATCTAGATTAGACGCGCCATACGGCACAACTACGTCTTCCGCTGGCACAAACATGGCAACTTGACGGTTAATCTGCGGATCGTAGTACACCTTCTTAAACGCATTCCCCGCAAGGCCCAAGCCCCAGAGCATCCGCTCATGTTCCGGGCGGTACTCTTTCATTACATCAGTTAGCTGATAGTTCATGTCATTCTGAACCCGTTCAGCCGCTTGCTTCTTCTCAGGAGTCTCTTTGCCAATAATCTGGGTTTTTACTGGCCCCGCAGCGGGGAATGTAGCCATCATGGTTTCAGCTTGAAACTTGACCACAGCCTCTGACAAGATGGGGTGGTACACCCCGCAAGCACCGTTCCAAGGTTCAGTGCGCTCTTCAATCTTCATGCCTAGCAGTTCTAGGCCATCTACATAGGTCTGTATCCAATCTTTCCTGCTAGACACATCATTTTCATAGTCATCTATCAGTTCAGAAGAAAGCTTGGTCAACTCAGAGTCTTTCATGTCCTCTGCGATATTTCTATCAAAATCCTCTTCGTCATCACCCTCTTCTATATTTATCTCAACCCCCCCGGCTTTAATGCGTACAGCTTCTGGGTCTTCAATTTCTATTTCAATAGGCTGACTTTCAGCATCATCCAATGCGTCAATCTGATCAATACCCTTGGGTGTTTCATACAACGATTTTTCGATAGCCATTATGTGTCCTTAGTAGTACGCTGCTTTTTTGCGGTACTTGTATAGAAAATCATCGTTTGGGTCATCATTGGGCAAGCGCAGGAAGCCACCCTGACGGAACCTTAACAATGCCAATGTTGTAGAGTCCACCAAATCATCGTTAGCCCCGCTTGGGAAATCGTTGCATTCTTCAATGACCTCCTTAGCCCACCTGTGCCCCGGTGCCCACACAACTCCGGATGAAAACAGATCAGAAACTGCATTGACACGGGATATCTTATCCTGTCCTTTGCCCGGAGTAAACTCCCCCACGGGTATGCCCATGCGCCTCATCTCTTGGTACAACGCTGCCCCATTAGACTTCTTTTCCACCATGAATGCATCGGGTTCCCACTCCTTGTACTCCTCAAGCACCAATTTCTTGAGGTCTGGGAACTCTAGCCGTTTCTTAATGGCATTGAGCAGGATGATAGCAAAGTTGTTGGTTTCTTCATTGAAGAACACCCCCCATGTGGTCAAGGCATTGTAGTCGGCCCGGTTGTTGGTTTCTTGGGCCGCATCAAGGCTCATTATGGTGAACTCACACTTGGGTGGGTCTTCCTTGTCCCATATGCGCCACCACTCGCGTTTGATGAGCGCGCCCTCTTCCGTTACCGGATTCTGCATGTACTGGGCGTTCCAGTACCGTACATCCAGACCCGCTCTTTTGGCTAGTAACTCTTCTATGGGCCAGAACTCAGGCCATAACGCTTCACCGTCTTCCGTAATAGCAGGGAACTCTACAACCTCCCACTGATCTACACCATCTTCCCGATTCATCTGGTTGACGATCTGACCCGTCAAATCCAGCTTAGACCACCTTGTCATCACAACAATAATGGCCCCTCCGGGCATAAGTCGCTGTAGTGGGCCTGATTGAAACCACTCCCAAGCAGGTAAAAACACGTCAGAGCGGCCTGTTTTGGCATCTTGCTCTGAATGTGGGTCATCAATAATGAAAAGGTCTGCGCCTCGTCCAGCAAGTGCGCCACCAACCCCAATAGCGAAGTACTCGCCATTAAAGTTAGTACCCCATCTTGAAGCCGATTTTGAGTCAGCTTGGAGTTCTACCTGCGGAAAAATGCTTTTATAAGTGTCCATCCCAACCAGATTTCGCACCCTACGGCCAAAATTCACAGCTAAATCTGCTGTATGGGACGCCATAATTACTTTTTTGTGAGGGTATTTTCCTAAAAACCATGCCGGGGCAAGGTAAGAAATCAGTTCAGACTTGCCGTGACGGGGGGCAATGTTCACGATTACCCGTTTTTTCTTGCCAGCAGCGATCTCTTCGAAGATTTGAGCAAGTTTTAAGTGATGTGGGCCTACTTTATAGCCGGGGTAGACGTGTTTTACAAAGTCTAGGAACGATTCCTTACCCAAACTCTGTGTTATCTGACTGTCATAGCTCTTGAGTAGCTCTAAAACCCGTCGTTTTTGTTTATCAGGCAGGGTCGGGGCAGCTAACCGCAACTTAAACAGTTGTTCTTGAGTAAGTTTTAGGGTTTCACTCATTATTTGCGTTGGCTTGGCTCACAAACTCACGTGCTTCTACGTCTATAGCTTTGATCTCAATGCTTTCTAGTGTAGCAAGGAGTTCTTTCTCTACTTCTTCGATTGATTGCATCTTTATTGTTAGTTCACTGCGCCTCTTAAAGGCATCAACGCCATCTACCTCACCTAGACTCCGCAAAGCGGTGAGTCTGGACTTGGCATCTCGGCCTGTTTCTACTTCCTGAACCAGCTTATTCACAACATACAGTTTAAAGTCAGCCAAATCTTCAACAATAGACACGTTCATCTGGGCAACCATACCCGCTAGAAATGCTAGTGTTTCGTTGGGGTACTTGGCATAGTTAGGACGGAGCTTTGGGTTCTCAATCATCTCTTTGGCAAGCGTCTTTGCTTCGTCGATGTTGTCTTGGTTAACAGATAGGGGTTCACCTGTTAAATCTGACATTAGTTTTATAACATTTGCCCTCATGGTCAGTTCTTCCGAAGCCGTAAGCGGTGGGAAGGCGTCTACTGCACTTGAGGGCAGGGGAATGTTTTCTTCTATGAACGGAATTAGTGAGGCCATGTGAAGAGTATACCTGATTATTTAAATAATGTAAAGAATATTTTTACATATATAGGGGAGGTAAGGAATCCTACCGGGGGGTGTTTTTATATACAGTGTATGTGGCAAGGCTAGAGAAAACAAGAGGGGGGTGGGGTGTAGTCTGAAAAATGCGGTGGTGATTTGTCTGTGTTCAAGGGTATGGGGGAGCGGATGGAACC